CCGGCGCAAATCCGTTCGTGCGGATTGGCTCGCCCCACGCAGTATAGTCGTAGCGGACGTAACGCGATGCGGCCTGCTCTTTGAATACAATCCAGGTGTGAACCGCAAAGATGCCGCGCCACCGTACCGTGCGTGCTGCGTAAACTCGAATGAGTGCATCAGGATGGTTTGATGCCGTCGGCAGAAGTCCGGCGCTTGACCGGTCCGCTGTCTGCCAATTGCCTTGACGGTCGCCGAACCAATAGCTGGTTGCCGATACGCCGATCGGCACGAAAATAAGCAACAGGAAGGCGATCAAGAGCTTTCTCACGGAATTTTAATGTTTAGGTTAGGTGGTGGGGCAGCGATTTCCATATAGTTCGGATCGTTGCGAACGCCAGCTGATTGCTGCGATCCTTCGAAGATCGGGTAGGCTGCAACCGGGCTTGCCATTTAGGATAGCGTCAAGGATTTCGGGGGCGAGAAACGCCAGTCGAAGCTCGTTCCTGACTACCTTTGAGTTGAGCTTGACGTTGGCCGCGAGTTCATCCACTGACGCATAAGTGCAATTTGCAAGTTCTGCTGCCCAATGCCGTGCTCGCACGATGGCCTGGATCGCCTTCAGGTCTGGTTCTTCCCTGTCATTCGGCAGGTTCGGATTAAAGGACGAAGGTTGGGTGCTGGAAGCTGGTGACCATGGCAAACGAATGCGCAAAGCTGCGTCGCCGTTGCATTCATCGGCGTGATTCTGTTCCGGCGGTGTCAGCGAGATTGTTAGCTCATTTTGACCGAGCTCGACATGTGACAAATGCCGATCCAGAAATTGTGCGTCGTCGATCCGTTCATCGGTCGCCAAATGATTTCGCACCGCTTGAACGACAGCTTCTTCTATCGCCTGTGCCGCAAGCCGCCCGACCGACCCGGCTTCGGCCTTCCGTCCACGCAGCAAGGCTGAGCTGACATAGAAGCGGTACCGGACGCCGTTGTTTGTGGAGAAGCTCGGGCTCATGCGGTTACCGCGGTCGTCGTAGAGTTTGCCCATCAGCAGCGCTTCGCTGGCGGTGCGGTGGGCCTTTCGGCCAGCGGATTTGGAGCCGAGAAGCTGCTGGACCTGTTCGAAGGTCTTTCGGTCAACGATGGCCGCGTGCTCGCCCGGGAACCATTTGTCCTTGTGTCCGGTCTCGCCGATGTAGAGGCGGTTCTTCAGGAAGTGGGCGAGGGGACCGTAGGTGAAGGAGATTCCGCCGTTGAATTTCTTGACCTTGGTGTTCCGGCGCTTGGTGACGATGCCCCTGGCGTCGAGGTCCTCCACCAGTTTCCCGAAACTCTGCAATTCGAGATACCGCCTGAAGATGTAGCGGACGATCTCGGCTTCGGCCTTGTTAATAACGAGTTTCTTGTCTTTGGCGTCATAGCCAAGCGGCACGGTGCCGCCGGTCCATTTGCCTTTGCGCCTTGAGGCCGCGACCTTGTCGCGGACCCGCTCGGAGGACAGCTCGCGCTCGAACTGAGCAAAGGACAGCAGGACATTGAGGGTCAATCGGCCCATCGATGTCGTGGTGTTGAACTGCTGGGTGACCGCGACGAACGAGATCGACTTGGCATCAAAGGCTTCAACCAGCTTGGCAAAGTCGGCGAGCGACCGGGTCAGCCGGTCGATCTTGTAGACCACGATGATGTCGATCCGGCCGGCGTCGATATCCTTCAACAGCTGCTGAAGGGCAGGGCGGTCCAGATTGCCGCCGGAATAGGCGGGGTCGTCATAATGTTGGGGGAGGGCCCGCCATCCCTGCGAGGCCTGACTCTTTATATAGGCCTCGCAGGCATCTCGCTGGGCATCGAGCGAGTTGAACTCCAGTTCCAGGCCATGCTCGGTGGACTTGCGGGTGTAGATGGCGCAGCGGACCGGTTTGATCGAATTAGCCGCCATGACGACCGCCGTTCGAAGCCGACTTGCCGGTGCTGCTGGCTTTCCGCTTCCGATGGTCGCTTCCGCCGCCCAGATGATTTGAAGGGGCTGATACGGCCTCGGCTTTTCGCTTTGCGCCATCGGACGGATCAAGAGTCGCGGGCTCGTCGCTCCCTTGTGTCTTGGAACGCAGCCCAAAAAACCGTGGCCCGTTCCACTTGGTGCCGGTGATGAGACCTGCAATTTCGGAGAGATTGCCGAAGGTCGACCCGTCATAGGCAAACCCATCGGCCAGCACCATGACGCGGTGGCTCTTGCCCTTCCACTCCCGGACAAGGACCGAGCCCGGCTTGATCCGACGCGGCAGCGCAATCTTGCCGTTCGGCTTCGCCGCGTATGCCTTCATCATCTGATCGAGCAGGCGCTGCGCCGAGCGGGAAAGGCTGCCATAGGCCTTCTCCTGGATCCGGTGCGCGATACTCCGCCGGAGCAGATCCGGACCGAACGCTTTTGGTGGGTCGCTATGAAACACTTCCTGGTACCTGACGCGCAGCTGGGCGATCGGCATCACTGCCAGCCGGTCCAGCTCGGCCTCGACGGCCAGATCGGTGAATTGAACGGGCGCGGTGTGTGGTACGACCATTATCGCGCCGTGCCAGATTTAGCGATCCGATAGATGCGTTGATCGTCGACCTTCTCGGAAACGAGATTGAGGTCGAGCTTCTTCTTGACCACGCCTGCGAAAAATCCGCGGACCGAATGCTGCTGCCAGTCGGTGACCTTCATGATCGCGGCGATCGTGGTACCCTTGGGCAGGCGCAACATCGCGAGCACTGCTTCCTGTTTGGAAGACGAACGGGCAGGCGCTTTCGCCGACGCCACCTTCGTAGCGGCGACGTCTGATATTTTTGGCTTTGATCGGGTGGGGCCGCTGGCTTGAGCGGCGCCTTTTGCCGCGCGAGATGATTTGCGTACGGCCTTGGCGGATTTGACCTTCGACGTGCTGGTAGCCATCTGGCTCTCCCTTGCATGAGCGACAGCATCGGGTGCTGCCACTGACACAAGCCCGCGAAACGCATCGACGCGGGCCGAAGGGTGAGTTCTGGGAGAGTGGGATCAAAATATCGCGCTATCGCACGAAAATTTCAAGGGCTTCGCTCACTTCCGCTTCCCACACACGCTCTCTTGCGCGCAGAAGTCCAGCAGAAAAGCAGCGCTTTTCCGGGTGGTTGCCCGTTTTCGCCCGGTTGCGGACTTTCAGTGCATTCCGCGTATGACCTTGCTGCGGCCGGGAATGCCGCTGAGCCGCAAACGCGAGGGGGCGCTAACTCCAGCGCCGGCTTAAACGATACCGCGTAGGAGTTCTCGATTTGGCAAGAGCGACCTGCCAATCTTCGGGTGACATCATTTGTATCCAGGAAACGTTCTTCTCCAGAAGCGCCTGGCTGATAGAGTCGCATTGGTCGTCGTGCTTGCCGCCCGGAAAGGCAAAGAGTTCGGACTCGAGGTCGGCCAACCATGGCGCGCGCTCGGGCAGCAAGGTCTGACCCGCCTCAAACTTTGCAGACGCGACGGCCATGCGGCTTGCTTTGTCGCCCTCCGGCTTAACGCCGATAATGCCTGGGACCCGCGCCCGCAACTCCTGGACCAGCATGGTTCCGGCGCCAGCATCCTCCACCAGGACGCGCCGCGCGTTCCATTGCTTCGCGTGGCTTTCAACGATTGATTTGAGGGCGGGGTAGTCGACGCGCCCACGCCAGACGTCGACGAGATACCACCGCATTTTGCGTGCCACGACCCATGTCGTGCAAACCGACCAGTCGTTTTGTGGCCCACCCTTGTTGGCGGTGTCCCAGCTCTGCATCACCAATACACGTTCTGACGCCGGCGGAAGTTCCTTGTAGCGGACAATCCAATGTCGCTTGACCATCGCCCCGCCGGGAGGCACGGGCATTTGCTGATATTGCGCGGAAAAAGCGTCACTGCCAATCTGCGTCTTTAAAGCCTCCAGGACATAAAGCGGCTCGCGTTCTGGCGAGAGTACCTCGCCAGATTTACGGAAGTAGGGCTTCCCCTCCCAACATGGAACCGGGCCGTCGTGATCTGCAATTGCAGGCAGGTTGAGGATCTCCCATTCGTCGGATTGGCCAGTCAGAAAGCCAGTCATGTCGTCCATATGAATACGCTGCATGACTACGACGATGGCACCCGTGCGTTTGTCGTCCAGCCGCGATAACAGCGTATTCGTAAACCATTGATTCGCGCCCGAGCGTTTGGTCTCGGAGAAAGCATCATCCGGTTTGAGCGGGTCGTCGACAATGATGATGTCGCCACCCCGACCGGTCAGCGTGCCACCGACCGACGTCGCTAGCCGAAAGCCCCGGGCCGTAAGTTCAATCTCGGTCTCATTATTTTTGAAAGGGCCAACTCTCGTTCCAGGGAAGGTCGATCGATACCAGCGGGAATCGAGCACGGCTCGAAAATCATTGGAGTGCTTTTTGGCAAGCTCTCCTGAATAGCTGGCGCAGATGAGGCGACGCGACGG